CCAGCAGATACCCGTTCTCCATGTGCTGGGGGGCTATGTCTAGGCTGTCAGAGAGGATGCCCTGATCTGCGTCGTCGTTGGGGTTCACTCCAGAGACGTTGCCAGTGAACATCACGTAATCTTGATTCAACTGGGGCATCTCGTCAGCCGCGAAGGACGCGGGCACCTGAGCCGTGGTGATCGCGGCGCATGCGAATGTCCCGCGAGTCTGTCCCCCTGCACCGGCAGACGCGTCAATGACAGGGACTATGCCCTTGTTGTCACAGTACTGTACTTGCACCGAGTGGACGCGGAGCGCGGTCCCCTTGGTTATCCCCAGATTGACGTACGAGCCGAGATCGATTGTGTTCTCGACTCTCGTCTCGTTGGCGGTCGCAATTACTTGTCCTCTCAGCATGAAGGTGTCTTTGGGCATGGCAGATCGGGGCGTGGGGTGGCTTATGATAATTTTCTCTGGGAAAAAGTAACAGTTGGGCCGCGATGGGGGGGCCTGCCCCCCCGGATCGGGGCCAATCTTGATAGTCGGTCTCTGAGCGGGACAGTACCTAGCCCAGTGGACACGCTACCGACAGATACCCAGTTAGTACGTCAGGCGCGGCCGAATCGCTCCGCGATCGGCTCGCACCTACCGAGAAAGGGTTTATATAAACCTAGATAGTCGTAAAACCAGAGGAGAGACGATGAAAAAAAATGAAAGTGAAGATGAAAGTGTAACAATGGACAAGTTTCAGGCTGCTCTGAACTATGTATTGGCTCTGAAGGACCGCTGTAACGGCCTAGAAGAGAGGATTTTGGCCCTAGAGAAGGCCCTGATCCATGCCCAGCATACCAATACCGACGATGGGAGCAGGCACAAGGACGACGGGGGGTGGTTCGATTGAGATCTCCGGGGCATACAGGAAGGTATCAGCTCTATTTCAGAGATCCTTTGACGCGGAAGTTCGTTGCCGTGGAGGGTTTAGTCGTGAGTACGGTTGTGCATAGAGGAGAGATGCCTCATCATATCCCTCAGCTACGTCGTGGTATACCATCAATGAGCTATAGGGGGAATCCGATATGGGCAAAGTAGTCCGAGCTTTCTCCCTGGATCAGGCTGTTTCCGAGGATTTGGATTACCACACGACCGTCCCCGGAAAGATGAAGCCGATGAACAAGTCGAAGTATGTCAACGAGGCGTTGAAGTTCTATATGGGCAAGAACATCAAGGAGATGATTGAGCAGAATAAGACTCTGAAGGAGAATCTAACGGCCGGTTTGAGGAATAAAGACCTCATCATAGGGGGGTTGGAGGAGGATGTAGCCCGGCTCAGGGTGAAATCAGACTGCCGATGTCTATGGTGTCGGTTGAAGAGGCTCCTACAGAAATCGCAAGCAGAGCAATAAGCACGCCAACGTACCGGGTCCAAGTAAGCAGGAGTACAGGATCGCTCGCAATAGGGTCATCGTCCAAGGTCATGGCTCGACTACCCAGTTGCCCTCTGACTCCATCGCCCTGTCTTTTGCCATGGTGACGGCTCCGTGTGCTTCGCTTATGTCGTACTTCTCCATGACTATCAGATAGTTCACGTCGACATCATCTCCCTGTCGGGCATACACATAGAGATCCTCAACGATCAGATTCTCTGGATCCAGGATCGATTCTGCGAATGCCGCATCATTCCCAGAGAGGGATGCTCCCTCTGAAGTCGCCCATGCGATCTCGTTCATGTCATCCGCGCGGAAGAATTCCGCCGGGGATGTGGTAGAGTTGGGACTCTTGGAGAGTTTGCCGATACAATCGGCCTGAGAGTCGCTATTGTAGGATGTGCTCCAAATCCGGAATTCCTTGACCACATGGCCCGTGGTGAACTTACCATCGAAGAGGCGTATCCTGAATGGCTTTCCTGTACGGGTTTGTATTCCCGGGACTACTCCTCGACTGGTGAACTCCCCGATCTTCTTCATCACATCTTCCTCCTGAGTTGGTGAGCCTTCTTCATGATCTTAGCCTGAGACCATCCCTTCTTGTATCCCCCGGACTTCTTCCTGCCCATTCCGTTGGCCTTGCGTAGTGCGCGAGCCATCTTGGGATCTTTCTTTCCTACCCTCTTGGCTTTGGCTCTTCTCTCGGCTCCTCTACGCGCTATGGGTTGAACATCAGAACGCAGACCTTCGCTAGCATGTCGCATCCCTGCCGCATACCCTGCTGCAAAAGCTTCCTCAAAAACTCCCATTTAATCACCTAAGTCTGGCTCAGGGATAGGCTGACTGCTGTAGATTGGGTGATCTTCTCTAGGCTGCACTCAAGTGCGAAGTTGATGTAGATGGACTCTGACCAAGCGTCGTCTGCCACTCCGTATAGGTAGAGGGTGTCCACGGCCAGCAGATACCCGTTCTCCATGTGCTGGGGGGCTATGTCTAGGCTGTCAGAGAGGATGCCCTGATCTGCGTCGTCGTTGGGGTTCACTCCAGAGACGTTGCCAGTGAACATCACGTAATCTT